CCGATTGCGCCTGCACTGGCGATCGCCCAGGCGATGAGCCGCTGCCACCAAGTCATGAGCCGTCTCCTCTGGCCTCGCGCCATTTCGGATGCTGGACGTGAGCACGGTCGGGGAAGCGGGGCCATCGGCCGCCCCACTCCATCCCTTCCTCGGTTGCCGCCGCGCCGATGATCGTGGACCAGCGGGGGTCGGCGTCGTGCGCCCAATGGCGCTCTTGACCATGACCTTCGATGATCGCGATGTCGATTGCCTCGCCGAAGTTATGGGCCGAGTCGCCCGGAAGCGCACGCGTGATCACGCGACCTATCTGGATCCAGTTCTTGGCGTCGAGCGCGCTGCCCCTGGGGTCAACCAGCTTGCGGCCCTGGGAGTAGAGCTCGAGCTGCTGCTGCATCGTCCGCCGTCCATATACGAGCATGATCTCCACATCCTCATCGCGGCACCGATCGTCGGCGCGGATCAGGATGGCTTCGGCGATGGGGCGGAAGCGGATCGAGAGCGAGTCGATCATTTCCATCTCGTGCTTGCTGAGGAGGCGGCTCGGCATTGATCAGCTCGGCGGGACAGAGCCCTGCACGGTCGCGGTAACGGTGGCCGAATTCGCCTTTGCCGCTTCCTTGGTACGATCGATCCAGCTCTGGCCGGCCAGCAGGATCGGTAGCCCGAGCGCGATCGCATCGGCGAGCTTGCTGGTCACGCCCTCCGGAGCATCGAGGTAGACCATCGCGACCATGGAGATCAGCGTGATCAGGTAGATCAGATGCTTCTTCGACTGCCAGAGCTGTTGTTTGTCCTTGTCCATCAGCGCCTCCGCTCGATCGTCACCTTGATCACCGCGACGTCCTGCTGCACAGCGGTGAGCTTGTCCCTGATCTCGTCGATGCGGGCGCCCGACGCCTTGTCGGCTACTTCGTCGGAGAGCTTCTCGAGTTTCGTCTGCACCGCTTCGATCGCCTTCTCCGCCTCGGCGAGGCGGTAGTTGCCGACCGCATAACCGGTGGCGAGACCGAGCAGCGTGCCGACGACTGGGAGCCACCGGAGCACCATCGCGCCGAGCTTCTGGCCGAGATCGGCCGTCGTGTATTTCTCTCGCTGCGGCCGCAGATCGTCGGTGCGCTCCTCGGTCATTGCTGCAATCCTAGACAGGATCGCTGCCCTTGCCAACACGAGGCCATCTCGCGGGAAATGCAAGTCGGCTCCGGCAGCAGGTCGCCATCATCGGTGCAGAAGCCCTGGACGCCGTTGAGGCATCTGCGGTACGCGCGCGAGCAGCCGTTCGGAGCCGAGCCCGGTCCGGCGCCGCAGCCGAGGAGGAGCGCCGCGGCGAGAAGGATGCGGGTCAAGCGTCTCGTCCGTTCATGGCGCGCTCATCCTCCAATCCTCAAGGGCAGGACGCAGCGATTGTAGGAACCGAAGCGTCGATCATGATGAAGCGTCGATAAAATCCGTTCACTCGCCAGAGCGCAAACGCTGGGTCTCCCATATCTATAGGCTGAAAGTTGCCGGCGATGTCCTGCGTGTTGCTCCCTGCGCCGGAGCCGGCGATCGTCCAGGATCGCGCGGAATGATAGGCGTAGAGGCACTCCTGGCTACCAGTGGCGCCGCCTCCCGGCAGATCGCAGGAGCCGTCTGGGAACGGGGCGCCGCCGGAGGTGTGGAGCTGACAGAATGCGCCGGAGCCTGGATTCGAAGAATAGAGCGATCCCGTTCGGGCGAAGTATATCCCAGCCGAGTTATGCATGATGTGGCAGCCCGTTGCGGTGGTGTCGCATGTCGTCAACGTGAAGTAGCTTGAGCTGATTCCGTGTTCGAGTCGGATGTTCGAACCCGAAACCGGCCCGAAATCCCAGTTGTCATTGACTCCGTCGAAGCTGGCGCCGTTTGAGCCTTGATAGAGCGGCTCATCTCCCGCGGCATCGATGATCAGATTTCGGCCGAGGTGGCCTCGATTGTTTGGCCCACGATCGTTGATCGGAATCGCACATGCGATCGGGTCACCGGCGTTTGCTGCTGCGACAGTGCAAGCGGCGTCTGTGAACAGCGACGTCCCATTTGTTAGGCTGCGGAAATCGAAGGCTACGCCGCAGAAATTCACGCCGCATCCATTCGTGGTGCTCGTCCTGACGAGAGAGATGCCTGCAGACTGATAAGGCGGATCGTATCCGCGCCAGTTGAGGATTTCTTGAGCGGTCTCAACATAGCGCGAGATCGAGATCTGTCCTAGATCGCATGCGCATGGCGATGTCCCAGCCGACGTGGCTCCGATGATCATCTCCGTGTTCGGCAGTCCAGGACTCAGCGCATTCGCGGTTCGCGTCATCGTTTCGGTGACACAGGATCCAGCGCTAGTCCCACAGGCTTGGAAAGATCCGTCAGATGCGCCTGCGGCTATGATAGTGATCTCGCGGTCTCCACCGGCAATTGAGCAGGGAATCGATCCTGAGCTAGTATAGTCATAGATGTAGCTAGAGCCTGTCCCACGCATGACCTGTACGCGATAGCGATTGGTGCTCGCGCACCAGATAGAGACGCCGCGGTTAGCGCTCGTATTGTTCGCATTGTCGAATAGAACGCGCGTGGTCCCATCGCGGCCTGTCTGGCGATGCCGGAAGTGCCATGTCCAATTTGCAGTATCTCCCAGCCAGCGGAATGCGGTCGTATTCGACGGCGCTGCCGCGCCTGGGTTCAGACGCAAACGATCATCTGTGCCGTCGAAGCTGAAACCCGTCCGAAAGCCAGCCGCGGCGACGGTAAGCAGAGGCCTTGTTACCGCTGTGCCTGCACGGAATTCAAACCCCTGCGCCGCATCGCTGACGCCGCCAAGTGGGTCACCTGCAGCAACTGGGCGCTGCGATGCCGCCGCAGTGGCGCTCTGAGATGTCATGTGCTCTAGGTAAGCCGTGTTGAGCGACAGCTCTGCGCCGCGAAGTTGATCCGGTGTGAAAGGAATCGCTGAAGTATCAGGGAACAAGAAATGCGTTCCGGTGGCCGCCCCGGCCACGACCAACGCCAGGATGGCTCTACCGATCCAGTTTGTCTGCGCGTTTGCTTGGACCAATTTCCAGAGCTCCTCAGCTATCATTGAAGTCGAGGCGTAGAGTCCCGGCCCCTGCGCCGCTGGTGAACCGGACGCGCAGAAAGCCTGGCACCGGGAAATTCATTTGGATGTCTTGCAGGTCATCTCGCGCCGGAGCGCCGGCAGCGATGGCGAGCGTCGTCGCCGGTGAAGCGGTCGTGCCGAGGTTGAGCGGCTGCTCATGCGCCGCGTCAGTGGTGGTGTGCGGCTGCGCGGCTACCGCGGTCCCGCCGCCATCGACGCGCTGAACGGACAGCGTCCCGGCCACGTCACTGCGCGCAGCGATCGTTCCGACGATGGAGCCATCGCGGGGCCTCCAGTCGATGTTGATCGTGGCGCCGACCCCGAACGCGAGCGCTCTGGTCCCTGGTCCTGTCATCGGGCTTGGCATTACTTTCTCCTTATCGGTTGCTTTCGTCGCCTAAGCAAGCGGCGACTCCTCGTACATCGACATTATGTCCAGCGCAACTGCGCCAGGGGTGCCGCTGCCATTGTTGCTGAGATGGATCTGTCCGGAGAGAAACGTGGTGCTGGTCGGGAGCTGCGAGCTGATCGTGCCATTGGCCTCGTGCGCATTCACGATCTCACGTACCCAATAGGTGAACGTGCCGCCGTTCGGCGGCGCCTGGAAGATCACGTGGTAGACGTTCGAGGTGCTGCTCTTGGCGAAGTTGCTGCCGAGGTCCGCGGCGCTGACAATGTTTCCTGCGCTGTCGTTCGAGTAGATGTGCAGGTTCGAATCGCCTGAGTCGCATCCCACGAACACGGTGTCGGTGGTGGCGAGCGGAGACGAGTACCCTGTCGGCGCCGCGTTGAAGGCGTGGATCCCGACTTCAAAACTCATAGTCGTCAGCGTCGTCGAGATGGCGAAGATAGCCTCGAAGAAGATCCCGCCGAGACCAGCGCCGTTGCCGCGCCACAAGAAGTTGGCGGAAGACGACCCGTGCATGGTCCAACCTGCCGTGGCATTGGCACCGGTGCCAGTCGTGTTGCTCTGCCGCGTCAGCGACTGACGATAGGAAGCGGTGGACCGCGTCCCGAAAGCTTGGGTCCCACCGGTATTCTGTTGCCCTGCATTGCCAATCGCCACCATCGCGGTGCCCGCATTGGTTGGGGCGGAAAGGAGGCCGAACTGACGATTGCTTATCGGCGCGAAGGGCCGCGCTATGTTTTGGATGGCGGCCGCGCTGTGCAGCGGCACAGCGCCGACAGTAGCATCGTCGGTCCACGTCGGGGCTCCCGACCCATGCTCGGTCAGCACGCGGCCGGTGTTTGGGCCAGGCGCCAAAAGCACCCAGCCAGACGCTCCGGAGCCGCTGCTGCGATAGAGAATGGCGCCCGCGGTTGAGCCGATGAGGTCCAGGGCCTCGCTAGGATAGTAGCCAACGATAGTAGAAATCGTCGAGCGCGCGATCAGCTGCGACGCGCCGATGCTTGTAATTGGCAGCACGGTCGGTCCGCCGGTCTCGAGCAGCGCGACAACCTCAGCCGTAGCCTGGACCTCCCCCGATGGGTTGGTGAACGCCCACTCGATCGTGTTCGAGTCGAGGAAGTCGAGCGTGTCTTCGGTGCCTTCGGTCGTGCTGTTGTTGTGGCGGACCGTTAGCGTGCCGCCGCCGGTGATGTCCGAGAGCAATGCGAGCTGGCCGTCAATATCCGGCCACTCGAGATGAATTTCGGTGACTATTTCGGCGCCTGTGACGAATGTCGAAGGCGTCAGGCTTCGCGTGACGGTGAGCGTACCAAGCGTGTCGCCATCTACCTCAATCTCCTCAGTCGCTCCGCCGCCGCGGATCTGCGCGACATATGGGAATCGGTTCGGCAGATTGAGATGCGTGCCGGTCTGAAGCGTGATGTCGGTTTCGACTGCATCGAGATCCTCGGCTGTGAAGGCGCGGGTGAGGATCGTGAATCCAAGCATCGATCAGGGGCCCGGGTAGTTGTTTGAGAAGATGGGGTCGATCGCTGCATAGCCGGCTGCAACCAGGTCACAGTGACCGATCACGTCGGTATACTGACGCGGGAATGGCCACCAGTTGCGTAGCCCGAGTCCTGTCGACCGCAGCGCTCTTGGCCTATTGTCGACGGTGCGAAAGTTCCAATTGTCAGCTGAGCCCATGGCCTGAGCGCAGATCGCAGGATGCGCGATGTATGAGCCACCGAATGCGTCCGTGCCATCACCAGCGGCGCCGATCTGAAGAACGGAAGTGCCGGTCGTGAACGATGCAGGTATCGATCCTGTTGTCGTGGTGTTGATGACTACACCATCCACCACCAATACCGAGCTCCCGGCAAGCACCGACCACATCACATGCATCCACCGCGCAGTTTGGAAGGTGATGTTGGTGGTTATGTAATTTGAGGAATCAGAAACAGAGCTCGCCACGTAGAGGCGTAAGGCGCCTAGCCTTGTCACCGCCAGGCGCCAAACATGCTGCCCCCCCTGGTACCGTCCCATCGGAGAGCCGCCGACCAAACTCTCTAGATAGATCCAGCAGGACAGCGTGAGCGCATTGGTCAGATCCATCGCTGCTGCATTGTATGGCGTCTCGAGGTAGCGCGTCTCAGGTCTGATATCTGTGTTGGAGATCGTCGAGTGAAAGTAGACCGAAGCGCGGACGCCAGGATACTCGACCGGATTCTCTGGCACCGAAACGATCGGAACTTGCGGCGTGATGACGCTCGGCGTGGTTTGGTAGACCCATCCAAGCGTCCAGTCGATCCGGTTGCCGTTCAGTTTCTTGGCGATCGGTCGCCACACCACGTCAGAAGTGGCGCCTTCTTCCGGGCAGCCCTCGAAAAGGCAAGCCGGGTGATCGAAGCTAATCAGATCTCCAAGTTGGATGTCGGCCTCGCTCATCGGCGTAGAAAGCGAAACGACAGGGAGCCCGTTGGTGAAGCGAATCCTGTCCTGTGCCATTTGAACCGCGATCGTGATGTCGTAGATGACGGCACCATCTGATAGCGGCAGAGCGGTGCTTCCGAAGTGGCCACGCTCGACGGTGAAGAGCGCGATCGACGGATACGTGTATGGCGAGCCGAGAGGGAACGGAATTGCCTGCGGCCCAGGCTCAGCGGCGAACAGACCAGAGGTGGCGCTGATCGCGGTGACGCGCATGAACTCGATCGCCTGATCATAATCCGCATTCATCACCAAGAGGTATCCGTAGCGACCGGCGCTTGGATTGATCTGATCCTCTGGATACTGCTCCGGGTTCAAGTAGCCCACGCCATCGGCCAGCGCTCCGTCGGCGGTGACCAATGGGTAGCTCACCGTCGTAGGCGTTACCGCGGTGACCTGCACGGCCGTCGCTGCATTCACGCTCATATCGCTGGTCGTGAGCCATGCGCCGATGATGAACGGATTTTGATAGCCGGCAGCAAGAGTGGCCGTGGCAACATTGGACGTCACGGAAACCGAGGCCGTGAGCGCGCCGCCGATGACGATGCCGCCGCTGTTGGCGGAGCGGTATCCGTGCGCCCAGCGGGCGCCGCAGAAGCCGAGCATGCTGGGGTTATAGACAGAGATCGTCGTTGCCGAGCTTGACACCGAACCGAACAGCACCGACCAAACGCGGAGCCATGGCGAGGTCAGAGACTTTTGAAAGAAGGCCTCATCCCATCCCGGCGCCGCGTGATTCAATTGGCTGTTGGGATCTTCAATGCGGTACGTCCGCTGCGACGGTGGATTGTGCCCAGATTGGCTCGGGTGCCCGATGGTGCTGCTAGCGCCGACCTCGATCTCGAGCGAATTGCAGATCTTGTCGGCGATGCTGTTGAGCCTGAAGTTGGCAACCTTGTTGCGGGTCCAGTGGCGGACAGGGAGGCCGGTGCCTGTGAAGCGCGACTGCGTGAGCCTGCCCTGTTCATCGGTTCGCGCCGTTGCGTAGGATAGGACCAGTAGTTCCTGGATCAGCCCCCAGCCTTCCGCCGGCGTATCGAGCAGGCCGCCCTTATCCTTGGTGTCGGTTACGAGCCAGGTCTGGCCGAAGGCGCGGCCCATCTCTCCGCGCGCCGCCGCGGTGTAGTTGGCCTGCACCTCGATGTGCCGCGACCCCTCCCAGCGTGAAAGATTCCAGTGACTGATGGCGGTGTCGTCGCGCCATTGGAATGAGTCCTCATCCCAGAGCTCGGGCGGCACATGACCGAGACGCGAGTCCGATACGCCAGCGGTCGCGCTGTTGGCCATGATGTCGCGGACGATCTCGGTCGGGTGCTGCGATATCCAGCCGCCCTTGATCAGGATACTTGAGAGGTAGCCGAACCCGTCTTGACCATGGACCGTGAGCTCGCCTTTGTCGTCTCCGGTGACGTCCTTGATGGTGCCGCACCAGTACGGGATGAAGTCGACAGCGAAGTCGTTCATGGCAGGCGTGCCGAGATGGATAGTCATCAGCTGCCCAATCAGGAAATTGGCTCGGAGCAATGCCTTGATCGCTCCGTCGGCGCGGAAGGTCACGCTGTGCTCACCGACCGTGGTCTCGCCGGTGAAGTCATCGAGGTCGAAGCTGCCATCGTTCACCGATAGCACGCTTGGTGGATAGTCGAAGATCGACGTCTCTCCGTCACAGAAGTAGAAGGTCCCGTCGGCGGTATCGATCTGCACGACGCGGCGGATGTCCGCGTCTGGTCGCGCCATCTCCGCGCGCCACCTGGCCGATGTCGTCCAGACCACCGGCTAGCCCTCCTTCGAGACGAACGGAAGCTGCTCGACGATCGGGATCGTCACCTCCTGCTCAGTGCCTGAGATGGGGACGACGGATAGGGCCGGCTCGGTGCGCGCGAAATAGCACGATGCCGCCGAGCTCGACGGCGCAGGCGCCCAGAGGAAGGGATGCAGTCCGTAGCTCGTCCCAGCGAACCAGGTGCGGAATTGGTCAGCGTAGACGGTGCTGTCGGGACGCCACCGAGGCCCGAATGCGAGTCTACCGGTATAGATCGACGTCAGCCGCTCCGGTCCGAAGTCAGTCTCGAGCACATCGATCTGACTCTCAAGCTGGCTCTCATCCACCGGCGTCTCCGGTCGGTTGGGCAGAGCGGTTCGTATGCCGAGGAAGATCTCTGCGAGCTGCGGCGGCGGCGCCGGAGAGGTGGCGTTGTAGACGATGACGATCCTGGCGAAGTCGACCGCGCTGTAGCGCTGGAACGTCCCAGTTGCGTGGTCTAGCCCGAACGATGCGAGGCGCCGCGTGAGCCCGGTGGTCCATCGGTAGATGATCTGATTGTTGCTCGTGAATGATAGATCGTTGGCGATCTCGAGTCGGATCTCGAAGCTGACACCGCTCTGCGAGAGCAGGTCGAAGTTGTGTCCAAGGATTGCAGCATGGTCGAAAGTTGCCGCGCTGAGCTGGAAGATCAAGCAATGCGTGATCGGTCCTGTTTCTTCCTGCGGCCGCGTCAGCAAATAGCCGGCATCGTCGTAGGCTCGCGCGCCTGGGAAGAATGGCTCGGTGGTATCCGGGTCGACGCCGTCACCGCTCACATTCCAGATCGGGTCAGCGATCGAGGTCTGCAGAGCATTGCGATAGCCCAAGATCGGCAGGTCGGCAGCGAGCCTAGTCAGCTCGGTCGCGGTGAGATTTGCGCTCGTCCAAGGCATCAGCCTGCTCCCGAGATGAACGGCGTCTGCTCAAGCCAGTGAAAGTTGACGGTGCGGTCGGCGAAGTCTTTCCGTTCCAAGCTGAGCGCGCGATCCTCCGAGCGCATCAGCAGGAAGGAATGCGGGGCGGTAGCTGGATTGGGAACGAACAGGAACGGCATGGACCCATAGCCGCACTCGGCCCACCACGATCGCAGCGTGTCGGAGTCGAGCAGTCCGGCGGCATCGTCCCGCGGTGTGTAGCTTAGACTCAGCGCGCGCGAGCCGATTGAATTGGCGAGGCCGATGCCCGCGCCGGCACCGTCGCTGACAACGATCCGGCTCCTCAGCGCCTGGATGTCTCCGCCGGGCTTATGCGAGGAGCGAAGCTGACGCGTGCGACCGATCCAAAACTCGCCTACGATCGGGGCGAAGCTCCCGCCGTGCTGAAGCCGGATCCGGATGTAGCCTCCGCCGGAGAGACGTGTCAACGATGCGAGCGCGAGGTGGCGATCGGCCGTGACATTGGTGAAGCTGATATATCCGGTGATGAGATTGGTCGAGAAGGTTGCGTTGTCGGCTACGTCGACCCGCACCGTGATGCCTACGAAGTCGTCAAGGTTATGATTCAGGATCGCGATGCAGTCGAATGAATTGGTCGGCCGCGTCGCATCGAGCACGTACCACCATGTTGTCGCGGTGGTGTTAGTCGTGGTCTGAATCCATCCTGACCGGTCGATGCCGTAGTAGGCAGGCCCATCTGTGTCCTCGCGATTGGTCTCGACCATCGTACCCGATCCGTTGGACCAGATCGGCAGGAAGGCTAGGGGACTATCTCCGGCCTGCAGCCCGATGAGCATCGGCAGGTCTAGCGCTCGAGCGGCAAGCTCCTCGACGCTGAGGCTTGCTGCGCTCCAGGCCATTCACGCACCCGCCGGCCTGAATTTGCCAATGCGGAACATGTGCTCCATAGCCGGGACGATTGCCTTACGAACCATGTCCTCCACATCGGCGCGTCGCAGCGGCGTATGCGTCTCGGCATGCACGTGTAGCGCGAACGGAGCGCCGCCTTGGCTGCCGCGCGCTGACCCGCTGTCGTCAGGAGCCCTGCCCTCGGAGACGTTCTTCCGGACCTGCTCGGCGGGTACTACGAATTCTCCTGGCATTGCTGCCATCAGCACAGAGTCGCGACCGGCCTGACCTCCGCGCACGAGACCGCCCTGCGCCAGTGGGATCGCTGCTTGGAATGCCATCGCACCGCTGTAAGCCGTGGCGGCTGCAGCCGCGGCGAGTCCAGGGCCAACGAACGGGATCCCGACGTAGGCCGCGAAGGCAGATGAGGCTGCCACCGCGGCGTTGCCGGCCACCTCGGCCCGGTTCGCGATCAGCTTGGCGATCTTCGACACCACGGCGCCAACCGCTGCCTGCACGCCAATCTGGATCAAGGTATCGATGATCGTCTTGCCGATGCTCTTGAAAAGACCCCCGATGATCTCGGATGCATTGTGGCCTCCCTCGATGATCTGATCGAAGGCTGTGGTGAACGCGCTCCCGATTCCGCTGCCGACTTGCTGCGCCATCTCGATCAGCGGCTTGAACGCCTCCATTTGCGCCTCGGTGGCCTGATGAGTGACCTGGACGATCTGGGCCTGGAGCTCCTTCGAACGCTCAAAGTTGCGCTGCTTGATCGCCAGCTGCTTTTCTTCGGAGAGGCGCACCGCCTCGGTGCGGAGGTCTGCTGCTTGCTGGCCGGCCTGCGTCTCTTTGCTGATGAGATACATCCGCTCTGCTGTTGCAGCATCGACCATCACATTGCGTGCGTCTTGCTCGCGGCCCTCGATCTCCGCGCGCCGCTCCGCATTGGTTTGCGTACTCTCCGTGATGTGAGCCTGCATGGCCTTGATGCCGTTCTCCTCCGCGGCGAGAGCAGCCATTCGCAGCGCCCGAGAAGCTGCGGCGCGGGCCTCAGCCGCAGGATCGACGAACGCATCGCCGAGCTTCTTCGCAGCCTTCTTGGCAACCTCCGCCGAATGGTCGAGCGCGCGGTCGACGACGCCCAGGGTCTTGGTGATGCCGGCCTTGTAGGCCTCCATGGCGGCCAGATCCTTGGCGGCGTCAGCCGCTCCTGAGTCGGCCCATGTCTCGGATGCCTTCGCATTCGCCTCGTAGGCCTTGGCTCCTTTCAACAACAGATCGCGCAGCGGATCGATCTTGCCATGATTGTCCACCGCGGCCGCGCCGGCTTTGAGCAGCCAAGCCGTTCCTGATTGGACTTCGGCATTGAACGACCCCGCGGCGCTCTTGGCCTCGTGCCAGGCCATCTTCAAGCCCTGGATCGCCATGACACCAAGACGCGCGCCGACCGCGAGGCCCATCGCCAGATCCTTACCGGCATCGATCGCCCACTTGGAGATCTCAACCGCGGTAGCTTCCCGCGTGGCCTTGTTCATGTCGGTCAAGCCCTTGAGAACTTCAGCGAATGCGGTCCCCAGCGCAAGCGCGGCGGGAAGGAAGAGGTCGCCGATCTTGCCGCCGCCCTCGTTGATCGAGGCGATCATGGTCTCGAAGGCGATGCGATTGGCGTTGAGCTTGTCCCTGAACTCGATCGCCTTGCCAACGGTGGATGCGAAGGCCTGCTGAACCAGCCCGATCGCGCGCGAGGCGAGCTGCGAAGCCTGAGATAGGACGATGATCGCGGAGTGGACGCCTTTGGTTGCGTCTTGGGCGTTCTTCAGGCCCTTCTTGAGCGAGTCGATCTCCTTCGAAGCGTTGTCCTTGGCCCCGATGGTGACGCCGACTTTGACTTCTCGTCCCACCGATTCACCTCCGCGGCTGCTTCAGCAGCTCAGTACGAACTCGCTCAGCCTCCGCGATCTTCTTCTGATCCTCCTCGCGGCCCCACGCCCTCGCCTCACCCTCGGCAAGCTCGATCGCTTCGACCACGAATCGAAGCTGATCCTGTAGCGCCCCAGGCGCTGGCAATGCACCGAACGTCTTCCATTGGGCCCACCATTCGATCGCCTCCCAAGCAGGGGCTGGGATCTCCGACCATGGGCAGAGTGTCATCCCTGGCCCCCAGATCGGAGCCGAGGCGAGGGTCACGCTGTCGCAGTTGTGGAGCCTCCTCCATTCGCGATCGGTGTACGGCTCTCCGGTCGACTGAGTGACCTTTCGCTCTCGACCACAGCGCCGACATCCCCAGTCCCAGATCCGGGTGGAGCCGACGACTCCGCCCCTGAGGCAGAGCCGGACGCCGGCACGAATTTTCCCAAGAGACCCTCGGAGAGGACCGACGCGTCACCGATCGCGGTCATCAGCTGCGACAGGATCTTCTCCCGCTCGTCTTCGGAGACGCGGGCGTCTGATAGTGCCTTGACCAACTCGGCCCCGGTCTTCGGCGCGAGCTCGGCGCAGCGCCAGCGCATGACAGTCGGGACGTGCCTGGAGACCACTTCGTCTCTGTGCCGCTGGAAGCGCGCCGCCATCAGCACCGCCAGCTGCTCCTCGGAGATCTTCCCACGACGCTTCTTGGCGAGCTTAGTCCCGTCGCGCGTGGCCATGGTGAGCTGGAGCGCGTTGAACTCGTGGGATGTCAGCGGGATGATCTCGCACGCCATCGGCTCCGGATCCTTCCGGTTGTCCCATTCCACTTCTCCGTCGCTGTTCTCTAGCACCACGTCGGGCACGAACCAGACGTTGCCGGCGAAGGTTGGGAGCGGAGTAGCTTCACGTCCCATCGTCTTCTCCCTTCTTGCCGAACTTCTTGCTCGGGGCGGCTTCGATCTTGGCAGCCACCGAACTCTTGGAGACGGATGGCGGCGGCTCGCTCTTTACCGGCGGCGGCACAGCCTTCGAAGTCACCGGCAACGGCTCTTGCACGAAGGCCTGGAGTAGGTCGATCCGCTCGAGCCACGCCGAAGCGATCGATTGCGGCTCGCTCGATTTGGCGACCTCGGTGATCTTGTCGCCGATGAAGCCTGGCGGGATGTACCCGTCGAGTGCCTTGATCAAGCGATCGCGCTGTTCCTTTGGGAGCTGTATCAGAGCAAAGGCAACGTCGTGCAGATTCATGGACACCTCTGTATCTCAGGTGAAAGCGATGTTGAAGCCATCGGAGCTGGATGCGGTCGACTCGAGCGCCTTCCACGGGATCTGGACCTCGGCCTCATCGGCGCCTTCCGGGAAGTTGATGGGGCCGCCTTCGAGGCGCGTTCGGTCCATGTTGACGGTGATGATCGATCCCGCAACCGACCCGATGATCAGCTGGACGTCACGCGCCGTCGTGATCGCGTTTAGCCGCCAGCCCAGCAGCCGCGCCATGTCGCGCCTCATCTTGACCGTCACCGTCCCGGTCACTTCCTGCCAGCCCTCGGTGTAGTCCTGGACGTACGCGTTGAGCGCATGCCGCTGCGGCTTCATGTTGTTTTTGACGTTCATCTCGAACGCGGTCCAGGCTCCGTAGTTGGTGCCGTCCAGCGTGAGCGAGCCGTCGATCCCGCTCGCCGGAGATCCTGCGGTGGTCTCGAGCGGCATGTACGGGAGCACGTCATCTGCGGTCGTGCTGGTCATCGACGACTCGAGCGTGAGCACCGCACCTGCGCGGGAGACGACGCGGAAGCCGGTGCCGCTGTTCGTATTGGCGCCGATCCGGACCAGGCTGTTGGCCATGAACGAGTTCTGATCGGCTGAAGCAACGGTCTGGTTGGCAGACGTGGTGCCGGATGGGATCGTGCTGGCGCCGGTGAAGACGTAGTTCGATGCACCGCCGCTGGCCTCAACGCGCGGCTCGTCGCTGCCGTTGACGGTGAGCTTGAAGTTGTCGACCCAGCACCCATACGCCGACTCGCCGGAGACCGCGGCCCATCGGTGCAAGCTGAAGCTCCCATGATCGCCCTGCGCGAAGCTCGGATCGTAGGTGACCGAGACGCCGCCGACGGTGGTCCTAGCGCCGAGCGCAGTGCGGAGGATGATGTCCCAGTCGGGTGCCGTTCCCGCTGCTCCGCTGGGCACCAAGAAGCCCTTCGCGGTCCAGCTGACATCCAGGTCTCCGAGGATCAACTCGTAGTCGCCGCGGGTAACGCGGTTGTCTCGGCGCGGCCGCTGTGCCTGCTTCGCGTCGATGGTGACCTGCAGTGCCTTGAACGCATCCGTTGCCGCCGGCCGCACCCACGTCGCGTAGACCGTCTCGTCGCTGGCGTAGAACCGTTGCTCGAACGCTTGGGAGTGTAGTTGCTCTTGGCCCATCTGCTTTTCTCCTCAAGTGATCGGAGCGGTTCGGCTGGTGCTTCTGAAATAGACGCACTCGATGCGGAGCACGAACAGTCCGCGCCCTCCGCTCGAGTCGCGCTCCTCATCGAGAGAGTCGGTTGTCCAGCAGTCAACGACCTTGGTGCTGGTGGCGTTCCGGATTCCGGCCGTCGTTCCTCGGTAGAGGTCCACGAACAGCGCGGCGATGGTGTCATCGAGGAGCTGATCGATCGCGGTCGCGCGCGTAGCGGCGTCAGGCGCGAGCACGCAACCGTAGATGTCGAAGGGCACAACGCATCGGATCTGCCGCGCGGCCAGCTCCTCGAGGCGCGTCGGATCGGGCTCGGTCACCACGACCAAGCGGGGGAGCTCGCCGGCGCCGAAGCCGAATGGCGCGCGGAGAACGCGATCGACACCGATGACCGTCTGCGCGTAGCCGTTCGGGATCGTGATGCCCTGGAGCGTCGAGACGATGTTGGTCTCGATGATGGATTTGTTCGGGGATGACGGCATGGCTCACCCCGATTCCTTGGCAGCGGCCTCGATGCCCTGACCGAGGATCTCAGCGATGCCGTCCTCCGCCTTGGCCGCGGCCTCCTCGAGGTAATGGTGCGGCTTGATGTAGACCTGCTTTGCCAGCGCGAACAGGGGGCGCCATCCGGCCTTGGAATTCTTCCGGTTCCCTGAGCTGCCGACGGTGCCGGTGCTCATTCCGAGGACCTTGCCGACTCGGAAGAGCGAGCCGGCGGGGAAGTGGCGGGGCCATTTGCCTGGCGGGACACCGGCGCCCTTGAGCGGGATCGCCAGGAACTGACCGGTGCGAGGCCGGATCGTGCCCCCCTGGTCCTGGATGCCGGCATAGATCTGGTCGGAGACGGCTGCGGCGCCCGCGATCATTCCGCCAAAGCCACCGCCCTCGGTGAAGCCGGTGGCCTGCATGAACGTGGCGCGGAAGCTCCGGGCGAGTCCGCCGCGGCCCTTCATCTTCGAATAGATGACGGTGCGAATTTCGCCGACCGTGTGCTCGGCCGCGAGCAGCATGCGGCGCTTGATCTCTTCCGGGAACTTCTTGCCGAACTCGTCGAGGAACCTCGAGAGCTCATCGTCGATCTTGACCGAAAGCTCGAGCATCAGGGGCTCCCAACTTGGCCCCCGCCGCCGATGTTGCCGACGTTCGAATCCTGGCCGATCTCGAAGCGCGGCGGCTTGTAGTCCTCATTCGAGAGGATGGAGTCGCGCTGCGAAATGGAGACGCCACCGAGGCGGACCGTCATGGCCTCCGTCAGCTCGCGTTCGAGGATTCGGAGGAGCTCCCGGTAATGGTCCCAGGCTTGTGAGGTCTGCGCGCTGAGGTTCCCGCCGCCGCGATCGACGTCGCGAGCGATGAGCCCGAGAATCTGCTTCACGCATTCGATCGCCGATGCCACGATGCCGGGCCGTTCGGCGTAGACCGCCAGGATCTGTTCGTCTTGAAGGTAGATCCGGCCGTTCCCGGCCTCTCCGCCGTTGTCGCCGATCTTGACGCGAATCTGCGAGAGCGCCGAGGTGAAGTCGGTCGAGTTGACGATCGGATCCGTTGCCGTCGTGGGCCTGGCGACCGTCCTTGTCATCCTGCTTTGCGCTTCCCTTTCGCTAGCTCGGCCTCGTGCGCCTTCCAGCGATCGACCTCAGCATCGGTGGCTACGCGGAGGTCACCGAGACGAAGCATGGTCTGCAGCCCGTTCCAGCGCTTCGCCTCGGGGAGCATGTCGCCTGGCTTGCGGTATGCTTGACCGACCTTGATGGGCCGGCATGCGACGTACTCCTCGCCCTTGTCGATCCGAACGTCGCCGATGTGAAGCAGCGTTTCGAGATTGGGCATGGTGGCCGCTTCCGGGATCGCCTCGCCGATCTCGCGCACCCGCTTGCCGACGAGCATCCTGCGACCGACGACGTATCGAACTTCCATGGTGTCCCTCAGAGCTTCCGGAAGAACTTGCGACCTTGCGCGATGACCGAGACCTGGTACCCGTCGAGGATGGAGGCGTTGAAGGTGATCGTTGTGCCGCCTCCGGCGCTCGCCGCCCCAGCCGCCGTGCCGCAGTACCATGGGGAGTTGGATGCTTTGAAGCACGCGCCAAGGATGCCGGCCGAACTCGCAAGGATGACGCCCGGAGCAAGTTCGCGCGGCGCGACCCGCAGCTGGATCAGATCGGATGCGGCACCGCCGGAGCAACCGGAGATCACCATCCGCGTGATCGCGGTATAGGCCCGCGCGCTGGTCGCGCCGGTCTCGCCGACGTTGGTCAGCGTCTCGTCGGTGGTCTGCATCCCCTGCGCGTCGATCCCTCGGAGCAGCACGTTCGTGCAGACCAAGGTGCCGTTCGAACCGGAGTCGAAGTAGTCGAGGAGGACGCGCGCCTTGTACGGCAGCTGCGAGAAGCTCGAGTAGGTTGCACCGGCGACCGCGTTGAAGGTCTGCGTCAGCAAGCAGCCGTGACGGCCCAGCGTGCAGGCTGCGCTGGAAGTGGCCGTAGCGTAGACGATGATCGCCGGACTCTGTTCGGTGACCGTCTCGAAGATCGGTTGCTGCGCCAATGCTGGCGACATCCCGGCGACCGCGAGCAGCATCGCGAGTCCGGCCGTCTTGAGCTTCTGGATCATCTTCATCACCCGATCTCCTCTCGCCCTTCGACTAGTTGATCAGGGTTCCGAAGAAGTAGCCGCAATCCGTCCCGGTGACGCGCATGTCCTCGTAGGCCCAGCCACCGTAGTAGTCGGAGCGCACGCCCTCGTCCCAGTGACGGTACCGGGCCACCGCTGCCGCACCATCGGCGCTGACGTTGTCGAAGTCCGACCAGCTGAACATGTAACCCGCGGATGGCTCCATGATGGCCGGGGCCGGTGCGACGTAGCAGAGGAGGGCGCACGCGGTGACGAAATAGGCCATCGTCGCCGTCTGGCCCTCGGCAGCCGTGTTGTAGATGTGGTCGGCCACGATGACGCGCTCGACGTCGAACACGTTCTGCAAGAAGTCGGTGGTGATGATCTGGTCCTTGGTGATGGCGAGGCGCGAACGGATGTCCGGGCTCTGCTGCAGCGCGCGGAGCACGTCGCGAGCGATCACCATCGTGTTAGGCTCGTACTCGGTCGAAGCCTGAATCGTTTGCTTTGCGGTCGCCACCTCGGATACCGGGGTCGCGCCAGGCTGATCCCATCGGGTAGTCGGGGCGAAGTCGGTGCCCCAAACGCCGGTGGTCATGTATGTAGTGCTGAACTGAAGATCCTCGGCCAGCTGGAGCTTCTTCGAGACGTGGCCGACGGCGGCGCGATCGATGTCGAAGTCGCTCTGAACACGGACCTCATCCGGCACCAGGTGGCGATAGCTCCATTCCTGGCAGTTGAATGTCCCTGTCGACGCAGTCCACCCGCCTTCGGCCGGGGTACCGCCCGGGGCCCTGCGCTTGGCCTCGTTCCTGTACTGATCGCCTTTGTTGAAGGTGAAGAAGAGACCGCTCTTCTTGTTCACGGGGACGACCGGGAACACGGTCCGCGCCAGCGACGGCTTCGTCTGCATGTACGCGATCGACATGTTCGTCAGCGCTTGGTCGATGTGAACTTGTGCGAGAGTCGGTTGGGCCATCGTGGATCTCCTGTTTCAGCGATTTCGACTTGAGGCGTCAGCTATCAGCTGAAGCTGTTGATCCCGGCATGGACGATCATGATCTCGATGACGTCTCCGTCGACGCCGTCCTCCAGAGCCATAGCCAACGCATAATCAGCGTTCGCCGCGATCGGGATGACCCGCGAGGTGGTCACTTGCGATTTGAGCAACTGACCGGCGGTGACCGCTGCGCCAGCTCGCGCCTTGCATGGACCGAGCGAGCAGACCTCTGCCACCTGACTTGCCGTCGGTGAATTTTCCAGAATTCCGTAGCCCCTCTGGCCGTCGGTCGTGGTCCTGGTGACCGAGACGCCGTCTGTGCCGGAGATGGCGACCACCAAGAATTGTCCGGTGGTGGAGTAGTCCGCGGCAGCGACTCGCGTGGTGTCGACAAAGCCTCGAGAGAAGGTACTGGTCATGGTATTCGGTTCCTTTTCCTTGGCTCGGGATCAGGCCCCGGAGCTGCGGTGCTCGCTGTAGAGGGACGGGTTCTGACGCGCAGCCTGCTCGAAGGCCTGCGCCTCAGTGAGCGTCGGCGTTTTCTCGACCAGAGCCTTCGCGATGGCGGTGAGCTTCCCGAGAGAGGACCCGTCGGTCACGGTCGAGCCGCGGGTGCCGAGCTGCTTCTTGTAGTGCGCGGCCTCGACGGCTTGGCCCTCATACGCGGCCAGGATGCGGCGGAGCTCCTCGCCCTCGGCCTTGTCGAGCGCGATGCCTTTGTCGGCCTTGCGCAGGATCTTGGCCAGAGCCACGGGCTCTCCGGACAGCGTCTTGAACTCGGTGCGGACCTTCTCGACCAGCTCTCGGACTTCACCGTCGGCCTGAAGTTTCTCGATGATGTCGCTCTGCTTCTTCAGCTCGGCATCGCGCTTGGCCAACTGCTCCTCGGCGTCCTTGCGCTGCTTCGACAAGAACTCTTCGACCTCCGGGTCGAGCCGCTTGCCGAAAGGGTTGTGAGGAGGGGGCGGACCGCCTCCGCCGCCGCCAGCGCCCGCGGCCGGAGATGCGCCGCCCGGATTCTGGGGCTGGCCTCCGCCGCCGAGCGCCTGCATCGCCTGCGCCTTCTGCTCGGGAGTGAGATCGGCCAACATCTTGAGCAGGTCTTCCATGGTCATGCCTATGTCCTTTTTGACTTCGCTTCGGCGCTTCCAGAGCGCGATCCTGGCAGGAAAGAGGTCGGTTCCAGCGGCGCCCTTGTCGACCAGCGCCACCGCGTCGAGCCTGAGATTCTTGAGGAGCGTCCGCTTGAATGGCTTGGTTTTGGTGGTCAAGCCGGCACCCGCTCGCCCGCGCCCTGGATCGAGAGCTCGGCCAGCTCACCCGACCTCACCCGCGCGATCGCCTCCGGATCATGGATCTCCATGGTCAGCCACCAGCCGTCGGGGCCTTCCGGGATGCCCATCGCCTTCCGTTTTTCGGCGGTGAACACCACCGACTCGACCAGGCGACCGACCGGTGGGCCCTCATGGAGGACGTTCGCGACCGGAGCCGCTGACTTGACGAACTCGCGGACCGCCCGCTCCATCTCTGCGGTGTCGATCGCATCTTCCTCATGGTCCCAGATCAACGCGCCATCGGCGTCCTTGGAGAAGAGGGCCCAGCCGGAGACGCTGAATGGCTCCCCGGCTGGGCTCTCGATCTTGGCGATGGGGACTCGGATCTGCATCAAGGCGACCGGACTGCTGACGGGACCATGGTGCAGAGCGGCGGGCCGGTTCTAGGGGAAATCGGTTTACTGGTGGCGCGCGTGAGTTGATTGCGCTGATGTTGTAATGGTACCTCTTGAGTCCATGAAAGAACCCCGCGCCTTCGGGCCGCGACTCAAGGATCTCCGACTTGCCAGTGGCACGAAGGCCTCGGCGCTGGCGGCTGAAATGGGGGTGAGCGCGACTCGGCTGTCGGCGCTGGAGAATGGGTGGGCGCGACCGCCGGCGGCGGATCGGATCGTCAAGGCCGCAGCGTTCATCGGCGCCGATCCGGGAGAGCTCCTCGCGCTCGCGGCGCGGGATCGAGAGATCTACGTGCTCGAGGCCATCACCGCCGAGCACGTGCTCACCGCCGAGGCGATCATCTCGCGGTGGCGGTCGCTCAGCGGGGCCCAGCTGGTCAAGCTGCGCGCGCTGGTGGCCTAGCCTACGATCGGAGACGGCGGCTGGATGATCGCCGAACCGGGGCCTATCGATGTTCCGTTCCCGCCCGGGTACACCGATGCAACGATCGGCGATGGCGGCGGCGGAGCAAGCGCGGGGACAGGGATCAACTCCGGGTCTTCGCCGAGCGGCTCGATGTCTCCGAGCTCTCGGTAGCGGGTCTCGATGTTCTTGTCGATCGTGAGCGCGCCGCTTTCGACGCCGAGCTTGACGTAGTTCGCGAACGCCTCGGCGTCTTGCGCCCGAAGGTCCTCATGCTCGAAGGTCCCGCGAAGCATCTTCGGGATCCCGTTCACCGCGTACAGCTTGTCGAGCGCCTCATTGAGCGTCTCGCGCATCTTGGCCAGGATCGTGTTCCCGGTGAGCAGGAAGGTTGAGACTTTGCTTTCGTCGAGGGAGCGGGCTCCAACTCCATCCATGCCAGCGAGCATGAAGCCCGCGCCGAGGCCGGCGGCGATCCGCATCTCGTAGCGGCGGATCGGAATGTCTGCGGAGACAGCACGGGCGCCGCCGGAGGTCATCAGCCGGAACTTGTATCCGGTGGGCCCGTTGTTATCGATCTCGCACGGGATCACCGCGCCTTCGAAGGCGTCGCGGCGGATCTTCTGCACGAAGTCCCACATATCTTCGAGGGTCTGATTCTCCGCCGCGCTCCGCCCCTGGCTCTTGATGACGGCGAGCGGCACCTCCATCACCGGGTAGCCGCAAAGGTCGCGCTCGAGCCCTACGAGTTCATGCTGCTGCGCGCTGCTCTTGTAGTAGTAAGCTTGCTCGGCGATGGACAGAAGCGAGATTCCTTCTGGCGAATTCTTCGCGCCGCGAAATCGGAAGTTGCTGATCTTGGCGGCGGGGATGTCGACGATCTTGTAGACGGGAGGGGCTTGCTGCCGCCACACCGACGGACTGTCGCTCTCGAGATCCCAGTCGTATTCCCAGATCGTCTCGAGCGGCCTGATGCCCCAACTCTTCCAGCCGACGAAGCCATCAGCGATCTTGCTGTTGTCGGCGTCGCATCGCTTGAGCGTCCGCTCCATCGGGGCGGCGCCATCGCGCGCGGCAAAGTAAATGACCTCGTCGACGAACTCCTCCCACGTCTGGTCCATGTCGGTCATCGCGCGCGTCATCCGTTCGGCCCACTTCTCGGAGCCGGGGACGACGGCCTCGGACTCTGGCAGCTTCGGCGGCTCAACTCGCCACTTCGCGGAACCGAGGAAGAGTTGCAGATTCCAGAGATAGCCGCCGACGATCAGATCGACGTCGGCCATCTCGCGAAAGACGGCCCACTTCTTCTTCCCCTGGAGCCGCTTCCTCCACTCCTCGATGATCCTCGTCCTTCCAACCTCGCTGGTCCGCTTCAGGCCGCGCGAGCCGTAGATCGACACCTCGGGCACAGGTTGCTCGCCCGGCGTCATCGCCCCGATTGGTTGGCTCGGCCCCGGTGAGAGCACGCCGATCGGGTTCTGCGGCGTCACAGGCGGAGAGCCGGGGAGGATGGTTCTAATGCCGCCGACGATGCTGTTGATGATGCCCATTAGTTCCTCCGCTCATCGAACCCTAGCAGGGTCCAACAGAGCCCCCAAAGCAGCGGCGCAATGAGCACAGCTTCTTGGTCTGCGATGTCGCCGTCTAGCCAATATTCCCACACAGCATTGCCGTGCGGGCTCATTGCGAAGACGATGGAGTGCTCGCTCATGCTCCGTTTGCGGCAGCCGGCCACGGCTCGACAGGATCCGGCTCAGCGGCTGCGCGCGTAGGCGGCACGACCAATGCCGACTTCGGTTCGTTCGGCGTGATATGCACGATCTGGCGAACCCGCTGCGAGATGGGGTCGACCAATCCGGCCATGCCGGGCTGCTGCTGCAAGATGGCGCCGATGACCATGTCAGCCACGGCGCGCATCGTGACGAGATGGCAGAGCTCCGCGGTGATCATGAGCGGCCCGGGTGGCAAGACAGCTCGACGATGGATGCCCATTTGCTGCAACGCTGCCAGCACGAAATCGGAGGCGAAAGGGATCTCGAGCGCGGCCACTTGCTCGACCTGCTGCTGCATCTGACCGGCCTGCTTGACCTGCCGCTGTAGCATCGCATCCTGAAGTTTCTTGTTCATCGTGGCTCCGGATCTGCGTCGACGACGCGCGCGATCGCATCGCGTTCTTGGGTCATCAAGTCGAGCTGCGTCCGCAGCGACATCACTTGCCGCGCGAGCCGCTGGTTGTCCGCGGCCTGCTGCTGATACGCGCGGAGCTGCGTGAGCGCAAGCTGCAGTGTCGTCACCGCGCTGGTCACCGCAGCCACGGCGCTATCAAGGTCGTTCGGGCCCGTGCTCAAGTCCACGGTCACGGATGGTTCGTCGCTCATGCCGCCCTCCGTCCTGTCGCTGACGAGATAATCGCGCGTGTCGTGCACCGACAGTTGATGGTCGAGGCAATGGGCGCGCTCGGGTCGCCGGGATAGCGCAGCTCATTCCCGAGGCCGTCGGTCCACGTCTCGTGTATGCCGCGCCGCACCCGGTTCAGCTTCTCGTGGTGTCGCGCGCCGGAACGCCCATCGCTCTGCGCGAGCCACTCCACCTCTTGGATGCCAGCAGCCTGGTAGCCTTCGAAGATGCCTGTATTCTCTGCCTGTGCCAGTTCGGTCTGCGCAATGATCGCTGCGCGTTCGGGTGAGAAAACAAACAACCGCTCATCGCTTGAACCGGCGTGGACCTGCGTGTGAAGTCGCCGCGCGATCTCTCCCGCGCTCGGCTTCGGCACCTCGGCCGACCATTCGGCGATGGAGTCTCGCACCTGCGTCCTGACCTGGTGCTGGAGTCCAGCGCTGATCCGGTCCGCGCGCTGGATGATGCCTTGGCGCATCTCCCAAAACCATTTGATCCCGGTCGATGCGCCAGCGAGCGCCTGGGCCTGGAGCGACTCGGGCACCACGTCGGGAGCCACGCGGTTCGCCGCGGCTGAGGCCTGTTTCATGCCGAAAAGCAGCAGGAGCTTCCGCAGCTCGAGCTCCGCCTGGTGCTCGTTCGGCTGCAGCGTTGACTCGGCTGGCAGAGGGACGTGCATCAACCCTGGCGCGATCGCTCGATCCGCGACCCGGTCCTCCGCGGCCAGCGCCCGCTCGATGGCTTTGGTCTTCGCCTCGGTCTCGGCGATCTGCCGCTCAAGCTCCTTCGCCCGGGCCTCCTGAGCCGCGGTCTCGTGCTGCACGGCTTGGATCCGCGCGAGGTCTCGCTGGGCCCGATCGGTCTTCCGGCGCTGCTCCTCGAGGGCTTGCTGCGCTGCTTCCCGCCGGCGCCGCGCCTCATCGAGGTCAGCCTGCGTGAGCGGCCGCTTCACCTTGGCGAAGCTCGAGCCCAGCATCGCCAGCTCGCGGGTGAGGTACCGAGCCGACCAGCGCCGGAGCCACTCGTCCACGTGCCGCGCCAGCGCCAGGGTCGGGGCGATGATCCGACGATTATGGGCAGCCAGCGTGGTCACGCGTCCTGGTCGCGCCCTGAGAAGCCTCCACGCGGTCCGAGTGGCGGGAAGGTGTCCTTGACCGCCTCGGCCTCCGCGAGACCACTGGCGGCAGTCTGCGGAAGCGCACGCAGCGCCTTGGCCACCTGGCTCGCCGCACCGGGCTCCGTCTTGGCCCCGCTGCCGGTCGTGCCGACGTAGGTGCCCGGCTCCACCTCCTCAGCGGTCCCGATGACGAGGTCGCCGCACCGCACGACGCGGATCCCCCCGGCGTCCGGATCGGAGAAGGTGAAGTTCGCTGCGGTCATGAGGTGGTTCTGCCACAAGGTCGGCTCCAAAGTCTAGTAGACCGCGCTCTCGCGGACCCGGGTGCGGTGCCCGCTGCTCACCGGCGGCGCGGTGTTCGAGTCGGTGATCAGATCCGTGAAGGCCCACACCAGCGCGTCCAGCCGGTCCGGCGATGGGCTGCCGGGCACCCACGTGCACAGCTGGTCCTCGAGCTCGGGCGCCGCGATCGCATGGCGGATGCGACCCTGCTCGTACAGCGCGGCGACCGGTTCGGCGCGCGCCTGCTTCGAGCGGGACGCGTGCACTATCGTGACCGGGATGTTCGGGTCGATGGTCCGGATCGTGTGCTCGACCATCAGCCCGCCTTGGTTGCCCTCCGCGATGACCCGGTCCGCGCGCAGCTCGCGGTAGAGCTGCACCGCTCGGGTCGCCCACTGATGCGGGAGCAGCACGCCGCTGCGGTCCGCGAGCAGCCACCCGCTCCGGTCAACGTCGACGGCACAGCCAACGATCCCGGTCTCGTCGCTCCCCTCATCAGCGGTGATGGCCGGATCGACAGCGATGACCGTGCGCGCGAGCCGCTGCTCTCCGCGTCCCAGTTCTCGCGCCTGCTCGACCATCGCCAGCGTCCACAGCGCGCCGGGTGTATCGGTGAGCACCTCAGCCATAAGCTCCTGACGGCCCAGGCGGGTGCCCTCATAGCGGCGCCGCAGTTCCGCGAGAGCGACGGCCGGCAGGTTCGCCGCATTGTCGAACGTCGAGCCGCGCGTCACGTAGCAGCCTGGGCTCTGCTTCGCGTCGAGCAGCTGGCGCAACAGCTTCGTCGGGCGCGGCGTCGTCGTCACGATGGCACGCGGGTGCTCGCCCAGGCGCAGGCCGAACAACAGCTGGTCCCACGTCTCCGGGTACCGCCACGCAGCGAGTTCGTCGCACCACGCTAGGTGCTCCTGTGGACCGCGCAATAGATCCGGCTCATCACCCGAGTACGTAGTCGCCTGGGACCCGTTCGGCCAACTGAGACGACGCAGGGCCGGCTGATAGTGCGGCCTGAAGTCAGGAGGGGAGCACGCCATGATCCCGCTCTCGCCCTCGACCATCACGTCGCGCACGTCGGCGGCGGTGCGCGCGATGAGCGCGATCCGGATCCCGCCCTGCTCGCGCGCCTCCTCGATCACCGCCTCGGAGCCGCTCCGCGACTTCCCCGCACCACGGCCCGCGACGTAGATCCAATAGCGCCACCGCTCGAGCGCTTGCTTGCGCTGCTCTATGCCGTGCGCTGTCGACCATGGACTGAGCTGCTCTGGTCGAGACCAGATGGACCAGGTGTAGCGGATCAAGTCGAGCTCAGCCGGGCTCAAGCTCGCGAGCAGGCTGTCCCGCTCGGACCGCGACAGCGAGGCGATCAAACAGGACAGCGAGCTCAGCGCGCCGCTCTGGTGTCGAGGGCTGGTCAATTCGCGCCTCCACTGCCTGCACCGTGCGGCCGTACGCGCGGTCGAGAATCAGCTCCGCAGCTCGCATGCGCACGGTCTCGCGCTCCGATGTCATCATGATGTCGATGAGCGTCTGCATCGCCGGGATCGAGTGCTCGCGCGCGAGCAGGACCACCTCGTGGAGCGTGATCGTTGGCGGCGCTCTTCCGGCTGGATTGCCACTGGAGCCCTTTTTCCAGAGTCCGTTGGGTTCCCGGGTTGAAGCCGTGCTCACGAGGTACTAGTACCAGGGTTCTTCCGGGAGCGCAACCAATCACCGAAATGTGGGTGTTTTTTGGTAGTGGCGCGTAGCGGCGTTGATCGACACCTACTCTATATATCTTCTTCTCTCTCTCTATTTTTCTCATATGCGATAAATAGAGGTAGATGCATCTACACAACGCTACCATTGACCTTTTTACCATGCGCGTAACCCTATGCCTATATATGAGAGTTTCTGCTTCCCGCGCCCACCCGGACGTGAGTCTTCCAGTTCTGGGCATGCACCTCTCAGCGACGCACCGAAGCTCTGTTTGGTAGAAGCGTCCTTTCGTCCGTTCTTGTCGCACCATTTACTCCATTCGGCAAAAAGATCATCGATCGTCGTGATAAGGCTTGACTCTCGCTCGCAGCACTCGGCCACGAACGCACCGATTCCAGAGGTGAGACCTTCCAGTTCGCGAATGAGCGTCTTTCCGCTCTGTGGTTGCTGGAATCTTCCGCGCTTTCTGAGGCGATCAAGCCCGCCTAGCGCGCGGTTCAGGATCGCTGGCAATTCGGCAGTGAGTTTATTCTCCAACTCGAGGTCTTCCTGTCCGATGAATGAGTGCGTCATTCGCAGCACGAGAAATCTCGAGACGAGCGCGCCGCTGCCATCGCTCATCTTGAGCAGGTCGTTCGACACGAGCATGAGCCGCGTGCGGAGTCGGCCAGTCCACGGCACGAGGTTCTTGCGGTCGACTGTTAGGTAGTCCTCGCCAGTAATGGACAGAATGGCCTGAATCAAAGGGCCATGGTCCTGTTTAGACGTGACACGCGCATCGCTGATGGTAGCCACCGTCTTGCCGATGAGGGCCCATAGACCGAAGCGGTCACCGAGGTCGGACATGCGCGGGGAGCAGACGTTGCGCGGGCCAACCAGCGACGAGAGCACGCGCGTAATGGTGCCTTTGCCACTCCGTTTGGGGCCGATCATCATCATCGCCTTCTGCTGCCGCGTATCCTGCGTAAGGCAGTAGCCGAACCATTCCTCGAGGAGATCGATCGACTCGGGGTCACCGGGCCAGAGCCTCTCGAGGAAGTCGCACCACTGCGGCGCCGAGCTTGCCGTCGGGCTGTACTTGAACGGGGCGGCGTTCATGTTGATGAGCGATGGCGTCGGAGGAATGCTCTCGCGCGTCGTGTAGTCGAGCAGACCCGCCTCGAACGCGATCAGGTTGACGGCCGGTCTGTCTCCGCTCTCACGCCACGCTGGCGGCTCCAGATCTTGGTCAACCTGCGTGAGCGCCTGAAGCGAAGAGAACACTTCCTCGACGATGCTCTTCTTGGGCTTGATGGGCTCTACTCCGCCATCACGGGAAGGCGCGCAGCACTTCTCGAGGAAGAGGTAGATCTCGGACTTGAGCTGTTCGATGCCGATGGTTGACCAGCAACAGGCTGCAGCGGACCAGCCGAAGAACTCGCCGCGCCAACGCATGAGGTGTATTCTGTTGGCCAGCTGCATGAAGCGGCGCGCCATATCGAGCGGGTTCTTTGGGTCGAGCACCGGCCAATCGCGGTACGTCGACGTCGATGCGCCTGACGCTTCCTCCTCGGGCGACTGCTGATGCGGTGCCACAGTTCCGTTGCCGCGCGGCGAGCGGTTGAACGGCACCACCTTCATCGGCGGCTCTTTCGGATGCGCGAGCCCTGCGCGCCAGGCCGACTCGAACGTGGTATTGGCCTCGCGGTCTGGTGTACCGAGCCCGAGACAAATCTGTCGCAGCTCCTCGACGAGGTGTCGCGGCAGTCCGTACTGCGCGCACGCATAGACCTCATTGTTGAGCGTCTGGTTCCTGTTCTCCCCCGGCGTGGCGCCGCGCATCCGCTCGAGCGAGCGCGAGAGCAGTCCACGCTGATAGGCGCTCATTTCGTCGCTTCGTAGCGGAGGGATGCTCGGCTGCGATGGCTGACTCGGGCGCTGGCGTGTTAGACGCTCAACCCAGGCTTGCGGCAGAGCCGCAACGGGCCTGTCGTGCAGCGTCTCGTAGACGACGCCGGAGGGGTGTACAGCACCAGGGCCGAGCACCTGGCTCCCGTCGCCCATAACGTCGAGCTTGGCGAGCAGCTTGACCTTGCGCTTGATGATGACGCCTTGACCGATCGCGAAGAACATGTGCCGCCCGCGCGCAGTCTTGTGCTCGCGCGTGGAGGGGAGCGGTCCTAGCTTCCTCTCGAGCGCAGCGAGACCTTCTTCGCCCTCAGGGCCATCGACGTCGATGACGACCATAAGCGCCACCGCGCCGGTGAGGATGCCATAATTGCAGTTCGGCCATCGCGCGAACCAATCACGGATCTCTGCTTCGTCGGTGGTGCCGCGGCCAGGCCACCCATCATAGAGAGGCTTCTTGCCTGTGATGCGGCCGTCGACCTCGCCGACCGGCTCCTCGACCGGTATGAGCTTGAAGCCGAGCCGGGCGAGCGCGAGAGCAAGCATGAGCGCTGGCGGGTCTCGGTTGTCGGGCGGTGAGTCAGCGCTCATTTACTCTCCTGCTTTCGTGCTTGGATCTGCCGGTCGAGATCCTCATTGGCCTGTGCTGCGGACCTCGCGACAACGTGGAAGCCGCGCGACAGGACGATTAGATCGCGCCACTTCAGCTGCTCCGCGCTGAGCCTGCCGCTCGCCGACTTGCATTCGACGCCAAGGATGACGGGAAGATCGGCGAAGAAGACCCAGCCGAACAGATCGGGGAAGCCAGGCGGAACGAACTGGCAGGGGATAAAGCCTTTAGCAGCGCGGACCCAGCCGTTGCCGGCGGCGAAGCGGAAGAGTCGCACGTCAGCGCGCGAGCCGAGCGAGAGCCTGACCTCGCGGAGGATGTCGGCTTCTTTAGCTGCGCTCACGCGGTCCGCTCGCGGTCCACGTACGGATCTGGCTCCAGGCCCAGCTTCACAGCTTCGAGGCGCGTCAGCCTGCGCGGCGGCTTCGGAGCGGTGCCGCATTCGTACCAGCAGTCCTCGACAGAGCTGTACTGGTACGGCGGCTTCGTTGTCTCATCGTAATGCGTCCCTTCGGATCCGCCTTCATACGTCATCATCAGGTCGATCATTTCTTCTCCTTTGGCGTGTCTGTGGCCACCGCGCCGGATGGGTTGTTGGCTTTGGCCGCGCCAATCCGTGAGACCACATCGCCGCGCACGAAGTCCTCGATGGCCGAATAGAGGTGGTCCAGCACAGCCTTCATCGCGGGCTCGGATGGACTCAGATCGAAGCCTGCCGCATCCAAGTCAGCGCACACGAGCACTGTGCGGATGCGTGCAATCCGCATCGCCTCCTCGTGCAAGCTAAGCTTTGGTGTGTTCACTTCAGCCACGCCGATTCATCGCAGTCTCAGCGATCCGCAGCGCTGCGGCCTTGTCCGAGCTGGTCATCGGGCCGTCGAGGAGCTCGAGGAGCTGCATCATCGCGTCGGTCATCTCGGCATGAGCCTTACGCAAAGCATCTCGCTCGGAGAGCAGTTTGATCCCAAGCTGTGACTGGGCTCGGCTCATCGCCGCGGCTTGCTCGAGGTTCTGTGGCCCGTGCGCGGGCGCCGCTTTCTTTCGTTTCATGTCACTCCTTTTGGGTTGTTCTTCGAGACCAAGCCACAGCATCGCTCGCGCAGCCACGCCCACGGCATGTAGCAGCGCCAGTCGAAGATGAATCCCCAGTGACCGTTGAGCGGATGCGGCGGTACGGGAGGGATCATCGTTCCTCCGGTGGCGTGTCCGTCGAAGACAAGCCATCACCTGGGTTGTCTCTTTGAATCGCGCCAACGTGCAGGATTGCACCAGCGATTCGGTTGAGCGCCACTTCGATCGCCTGAAGCGCCTTTATGTGCTGCTCTCCAAGTTCGCGGGCCAGCTCTGCAGCGACGTGGGCTTGATGGCCGACGGAGTTGGCGTCGCCACCGCAGTCATCGCAGTACCAGCCTGCGTGCGCTCCGCGCTCGCTCATGGCTTATTCTCCTCGGTCGGCTTGTCTTGGTTACGTTCGCACTTCTTCCGATCTCGACAACGCACCCACCCACCGGTCCAAGACGCAACCATCGTTTCTTCTTTGGCTTCGCCAATCTCGCCGCACTCCATGCAGGCCACGCGATATGCTCCTCCCCACTTCATGGCTTATCGAGCTCGAACTTCAGGGATCATCGGGGCCGACGTCCCGAACTAGCTCAGCAGCGATCTTGAGCATGCCTGCTCGCACCTCGTCGATCTTGCAGGCCACGCAATCAAGTCCGGTCAGCACACCGGAGTGGTAGGTGCAGGCCGCGTAGGGATAGATCATGGCTGTTTCTTTCCAATCGCGCCGAACGCCAGCCTGGTCTCTGCAGCCGTGAGTTCCACACCGCAGTAAGAGCTGACTGCCAAAGCGAGTTTTTCGCGTATTTGTCTGAGCATGGGTTTCGGTCGGTACTTGCGCTCCATGCGCGCTGCCAGCTGGTTGATCTGTGCCTGCTGGCGCCTATCGCATTCGACGCAGTAGGCGAAGCCATCATCAGCATCGATGGAGTTGCCATGCGGGCACAGCGTTGCGCTGAGCTTCACTTTCTACCTCCCGTGTCTTTGGCGGACACGCCATTCAATCCTGCCGGTCCTCGGCGACGACGAAAATGATCGTGCGAATCACCGCGCCGACCATCTTGCGGACCTTCTGCTCTGGCGTCAGGTCGAGCCCCTGTATTTTGGTGAACGCCGCTTCGAGTCGCCGAGCGATGTTCGAGATCCATGCTGGCTTGCTGTGGCTGTGTCCGATGTGAAAGCCGGTGCAGAACTCGCACTCGTACACATTCAGCCGCGTGGCATAGATCTCGTTCTCCTTGATGATCTCGTGCGGCTGAGCCCGCAGCCGGAGCAGCTCCGGTATGCCTGCCGAGACCGAACTGTAACGAACCTTCCCGCGGCAACCAGCGCGGTGCTTGTAGTCGATGGCGCTCAATCACTTCGGCTCCTTGGGTTGTTCGGATAAATCATGCGGAGGCGGCACCCAAATGTGCTCGCTTGGGAAAGCGCCGTAGTCCATGAGCACGCGCGCCAACCGCTCGGCGTCTTCTCGGCGGCTGAAGCGAATCGCGTCATTGGCAAGCTGGGTCCAGGTCCAGCGCGATGACAGGAACGCGTCGAAGTGAGTCAGCCATTCGGGCCTCTGGCCCGTTGGTGAAGTTGAGACGAGGCGTTCGACCAACCACGCGGCTTGTTCTGGTTGGACATGCCGATGCCCTTCCACCAGCTGCCGCCCGCATTTTTCATGGACGATATAGATCGTCTTGCCTTCAGCCACCGGCCCGGCCGGCTCGCGACACACGTCGCAGGTGGGTTGTTCTAACCGAACAACCCGATTGACGACCTCTACTGCCTGTCTTGCTCGCTCAAGCACGTCACGCACAAATTCGTCGCCGCCGTGACCGCCGAACCCGAACTTCGGCCCGTGCCAGCGCTGCGCAATCGCGAGCGCTGCTGGAGACGCAGCAACGCGCGCGGCACGAAGCGCTTGGACGTACGGCTCGCGGTGGCCGACTAGAGAGGCCTCCCATGCTTCATCGGCGGCGTGGTCATCCAAGCCGCGCCGAACCAGTTCTCCGAGCAGGAAGGCAATCGCATCGCGAGCAGGAGCGCACTCGCTGAATCGCCCGCTGTGGAGGTGGGCTCGGATGATGCCCTCGCGCGCCTCAGCCTCGGCGTGTTCGTTCTGAACAAGCGGCTTCTTGTCGTCGGTCATCTCAGCTTCTCCTGGCTTGCACATTGAGCAGAACAGACTCGGATACGCGCGCCATACGCCTCCGTTGGGACAAAGGTGGCCGAAGGCGGGAGGCGGGTTGTTTGGATTAGACATGCGAACTATTGCTCCAAACCACACCAGTCCCGCGACAGGCTCGGCAGTCATAGAGAGGGTCTCCGGTTCCGGACCAAGACGGAACGTCGCCAGCAATATACGGCGGGCGTGAGACCTTTCCTGCACCAGCACAGACCGGACAACAGTACGGGATCGGGTTGGCGAGTGCTGTGTGCATCCCGCAGTCTCCGGCTATCATCTCCCTGCATCTTGGGCAGTACGGATCCCTAAACTTCATCACTCCCCCTTCGGCGTGTTGTCGCCGCCAGCGCCAATCTTCATGTTCGATTCCATCGCGCCGATCCTCACACGTCGCGGCTTCTTCGGCGGGGTTGCCGCAGCTCAGCAACCACGATTGGCTTCCTGAAAACCACAACACAGACATCCTCTGGGCAGCTCGAATTCTTCTCTCCGTCAGGCCGATCGAACTGCGGCCGGCCGCGAAGGAAGAGGATCAGCTCCGCCTTCTCACGGCACTGCGCGAACCAAGCGGTCCCAGTGCGGGCGGGCAGCACCATCACCACGACCGAGGCTCTACCGCAGTCCACCTCGGTGATGGCCTTGTTCACCCACGGGGCGATGACCGACCATGGCGGATTGGCGAAGCAGCACCCTCGCCATTCGTGGGTGAGCCCGCTTCCGCGCTGCCGCCCATCGTACCATTCGGGTGCGACCGAGCTGTCCTCGTCTGCTGCGACGTCCAGATCAAAACCTCCACTGGCATAGCGATTCGCCAGCTCACAGTGGAGCCAACCTGGCGTCCGTCGCGTGTCGCCGAACTGAGTCTCCGAGACCCGCCTCGGCCGCATCGAAGCAGTCATCCCAGCCCACTCTGCGACCGGACCTCATCCGAACGCCGCAGACTATCCTCCGCCATCAGCACCTGGTCCGCCGACGGGAAGTGTCCGAACTTGTCTTTGAACACGAAGTGCGCCCACCCGCGCTTGCGCCCATGCTTCCGCGCCGAGAAGTACAGTTTGATCAGCGTCGACTGCATCTCAGCCTTCGAGGCCGGCAGCTTCACCGAGTCGGCACCGACGCGCTCGAGCGAGCCATCGACCATCTCTGGCCCATCGCGAGACGCCACCGGGAAGACCTGGCCACAGCTCGGGCACTGCTTCGTTGCCGATACGACAGCCAGCCCGCACTTCATGCAGTTCTTGACGTTCGGCGCAGACGGGACCGACGGCGCGCCCTTCTCCAGCGACCAGTCGCGCGGCGCGGTAGGCCAGCCGAGCCGCCGCACTGTCCCCCCATGGTCGAGCACCAGCGCGCGCCCCTTACCCTGAGCGGGCCGCAGTACTCGGCCGATCATTTGAAGGTAGAGCCCGATCGACTTGGTGGGCCGCGCGAGCACGACCGCATCGAGCTCCGGCACGTCGACGCCCTCGGTGTAGACCTGGCAATTGACCAACACCTCGCACGTCCCGTCGCGCAGCTCGGACAGCGCCGCGTTCCGTTCGCTCGCCGCGAGCTGCCCGTCGACGTGATGCGCGCGTACGCCGGCAGCGCGGAAAGCCTCGGTGAGATGGAGCGAGTGCTCGACGGAGCAGGCGAAGACGATGGTGCGCTTGCCGCGCCCGACGATGCGGCTCCAGTTGGTCACCACATCGCCAACGAGTCGCGGCTTGTCGATGAGCGAGGACAGCGCGGCCTCGGCGTAGTCCCCGCGCTGGGTCGGCACCTTCCGCAGATCCGGCTCGGCTCCGCAGTAGATCTCTGGCTCGACAAGCCATCCGCCGGCAACAAGTTCGTTCGGCTGCGCGATGACCACCATCTCCTCGTAGATCTCGCCGAGTCCCTTGCCGTCGATGCGGCATGGCGTTGCGGTGAGGCCGAGGGTCACGGCGCCAGGCTGAGCCTTGGCCATCTCCAGATACGTCTTGGCCATCGAACGGTGAGCCTCGTCGATGATGAGCAGCTGCCACCAAGGCACGCGCTTCGCCTTCTTCAGCTGCGGTCCGAGCGTCTGCACCGAGGCCACCATTACCGAGCTGCCGACGCCGCGGCGCCAGTGGTTCCTTTGGATGATGCCGTGCTCGACCTGCCACTCGTCGAGGCGCGCCGAGCACTGGTCCAATAGCTCCTTCCTGTGCGCGAGGAAGACAGATTGCGTGCCCTTCGCGGTGGCGGAATGTATCAGTTCGGCGGCGAGCGTTGTTTTTCCACTGCCGGTCGGCGCGACCAGTAGTATGCGCTTCTTGCCGCGGCGGATCGCGTCCCGTACGCGATCGAGGCCATCGAGCTGATACTGCCGGAGCGGCTGTCTCATTCGACCTCCACCGTCTCCCCGTCGATTTGGAGTTCGAACGAATCATCGATGACGTCGAATGGGACGACCGCCTCGCAGTAGCCAGGCCACGAGCCGGACGCTTCGCATACGAGCAGCCGCTCCATCCACAGCCGGCACATCCGTTCGCCCATGTCGAGCGCGCGCGGCGTCAGCTGATGGATCGTGATCGGGTACGGCGCTGCGGACTCCACTGCGACGATGAACGCCTCCTCCGGCCGCTTCCCCAGCGTCGACTCGATCCCGTTCAAGTACCAGGCCAGTTGCGCATGGTACCCGTACCAGATCGCGTCTCGCCTGAACTTATCCGGGTGGGCATTCCTGGCCGTCTTCAGATCGACGATGCGCTTGCTGGTGAAGCAATCCGGAGTGCCGCGGCATTTGCGACCTACGTAGTCCCAGCGGAGCGTGTGCTGCCGGTCGCCGTCGAGCAGCTGCATCGCGAGATCGTGCCGCTGGATCGCCAGCGCCATCTCCTTCGCCGGCTCGAATTCGGACAAAGTGAAGATGTCGGCATTGATGTTGGTCGCCTTGAACGCGTCCCAGGCTTTGCCGCGACGAATGCCATCCCAGATGACGACGCCAGGCGTCTCGAAGATGATCGCGTCGGTGAGTCTGCCGAGGCGTAGTGCCAGCGTGTCCTCGCGCTGCTGCTCTACTGAGTAGCGATAATGCGCAGGGGACCTGGACATGTTTTTCAGGTTCGAAAACCTGACTTCTTCCTGCAGCTTCATCCGTTGCTCCCGGGCTCAGGCGACGGATCGATCGTCGTCGTCGGACCGTTCGGCTCACGCTGTCGGCGCTGAGACTTCGCAGGCGGCCTGACACGGATGCAGTCGACAGTCTCGATGCCGAACGTGGTGGTAGTCGGGTATAGAGTGATCTGTTTGCCGGCCCATTTCTCGGTGTCGTTGCCGTAGAGCTGCGCGATGATCTTGCCGTTGGTTTTGTTGCAGGCCAGGCCCTTTTCCTTGCCTTCGAAATAGATCACCGGCTTCTTGGTCTTTCGGTTGCCCTGGCTCGTCAACGTCGCCGCAGCGACCTTCGCGATCGTGACGGTGACTTCGCGACCGTCGAGGTCCCAGTGCCCCAGATAGTCTCGGTCGAACATCGAACGCCAGTCGGTGGTCATGGCTGTGAAAACTCCTTCTGACGCGCCAGATACTGCGCGCGATCCTTCTCTTGTCGTTCGCCCAGAATCCTCTGCGCGCTCAGCACCTCATCGATGGTGCGCGGGAATGCTCCTGGGCGTTCCTCGACCAGCGTACGGAAGAGGCGCCAGGTTGCTTCGCAGTCAGACAGCGCGTCGTGTGCTTTCAGCGTCGGCACGTTCCACCGGCGGCACGTGGCCTCGAGACGATGCCGCCCTTGGCCCGGCACGTACCGATCGATCTCGCGCACCCAGATCAATGCGTCGACCGGGTACCGTTCCGAGATCGTCTTCCCAGCGTGCAGGAATTCGGCGCGGACAAACGGCGCGTCGAAGTGCGCAGCATTGTAGCCCAGCAGATGCCGACCCGCGGCCAATTGGGCAACGATCGGAGCGATGCGCCAGAACTCCTGAGCCTCACGCACCGCACCGTCGAAGATGCCGTGCACATTCGACGCCGCTTCGGGGATGGGCCGTTCCGGGTTCACGAGCGAGACCCAGCGGTGGACGATCTCGCTCTTGTCGATCTGCAGCGTAGCGATCTGGACGATGCGATCAACCGAGTGGTCCAGGCCGGTGGTTTCGATGTCGAACACAAGAAACCGTTCATTGGTGAGCCAGTCGGGGGGCTTCATCGCGTCGTGGTTTCCTCAGCGTGCATCTCGCCCCGCTCATGGCGCCACATCGCGATCACGTCGACCAGCTCCACGTGCCCGTACGCACGCGGATCCTTCCTCGCGGCGCGCCCGATCAGCCATTGGACGAATTCCTCTGCCAGGTCAGCGGCGGACTCGCTGTAATTTCCGTGGAAGAGCGGCCCGAATGCGGCCTCGGAGACCAAGTCGTAGAATACGGCCAGGTCTTTCTCGGCGTCGTAGAGGATCCTCGTGCTCACTGCTCACCTCCAAGCGCAATCATTCGCTCGACCAATTCGACCGCGCTGATTTGCAGACGCTCGCGCGTTGGCGCGAGCGCGGCCCAGGCGGCGTCCCTGGCGGCGTCCCCGGCGGCGGCCCAGGCGGCGCCCCAGGCGGCGTCCCCGGCGGCGGCACTGGCGGCGTCCACGGCGGCGACCCTGGCGGCGCCCCAGGCGGCGGCACTGGCGGCGCCCCAGGCGGCGTCCCAGGCGGCGGCACTGGCGGCGTCCACGGCGGCGTCCCAGGCGGCGGCCCTGGCGGCGGCACTGGCGGCGGCACTGGCGGCGTCCCCGGCGGCGGCCCAGGCGGCGACCCTGGCGGCGCCCCAGGCGGCGTCCCCGGCGGCGTCCCAGGCGGCGACCCTGGCGGCGACCCTGGCGGCGTCAACAGTCTTGCGCGCCGCCTGAGCCGTGCGCATGTCCACGATCGGAGAGAGGCCGCGCAGCGAGGCTGCATGCGCCTTGAGCTCGGCCCTGAGATCCAGCCACTCCGGCGTGTGCGCGCGAATCAGCCAGTCCAAGGCGAGGAAGGAACGCTGCTCCTCGATCGCTGCAGTGGACTTTGTCCCGACGATCTTTGGCAACAACGGCCGTAGCAGCTTCGTACGCTCCTCAGCCGGCAGCGCGTCGTTCCAGCTGCGCAGGAAGGCTGCGATCACCGGACAGGCGCATGACGGAGAGTCGGAGTGCTTCTTGCCGGCCAGCCAGGCCACTGCCTCCATAGCGCACAGACCTTCCTCGCGCGTGGAGTGCGAGCCGCTCTGCAGCTTGATCGACTTGAGCAGCTTCGCCGGCAACGACCGGTCGAGATACTTTTGGAGTGCTTTGCTGATCATCCCGCCACCGCCTTCCGCCGAGCCTGCTCCGCGTAATTCTCCGCGATGACAATGTCGCGGAGTCGCTCATTGTAGAGCTCGACCAGACCGAGCTTCAACGCGGTCTCGGCGGCCGCGCTGTACCGCTCCGCCAAGGCCGCCCAGAATTCTGCCGACTCGACCGGAGTCATCCCGTTGATCAGGACGCCAGAGACGCGCCAGCTATCGATCGCCCTCTTCACCTCGTCACGCATCACGTACCTCCGACCGCACCGCGGCCTCAGCTTCGAGCATTCCGTAGAGCAGTGCGCGTTCCTCCGCCTGCCGCACCGTCTCACCCCAATGGACCGGCAGCGTCTCCATCTCCGGTGCGATACCGGAGCCGTCTGGCGTCAGGCACGACCACTCGACCAGACGCTCTTCCGCCGAGCTCGGCCATACGAGTCGCACAGACAGCGTGTAGCCAGCGGCGCGTGCGGTCCGCAGCTGACCATCCTTGGTCCATTGCAGTGACGGCGGCAGTCGCCGGTCCCCGGCGCCGTAGCACTCGGAACAGACGTAGTGGTCACCGACCTCGCCAGTACCAAGGCATGTCGGGCACTGATCGGCGAGCCGCGCTGCCTCCTCGATGAGCGCGATGGGGGGCTCGTGCTCGTTGAGCCAGCTCGGAGCGTCGTGCCCGGCAAGGCCCACGCCTGCCGCCTCGGCCACCAGCTGGCCCAGGCGGGCGTAGCGGGTCCGAGATGAGCGCGAGACCAGCGCCACCGCCTGCGCCGCGCTGAAGCCGGGAGCCTGCTCGCGCATCAGACCAGCGGCGTCGAGGAGATCCTGCGCGGCGGTCATTGCTTGGCCTCGCGGACCAGCCAAATGACGACAGAGTATGGCGCATCCTGGTCGGGCTCGCCCGGCGACCACCAAGGGTCCGCGTTGAAGGAGTCGGCTCGAGCCTGCGCATCAGCGTGGCTTTCCCACACCGAGGAGACCTGACCGCCTGAGGTCATCAAAAGGGAGACCGTCTTGTCGACGTTCATCGCGTACCCCCGCGGAGCAGCGAGCTGCAGATCTCTTTGCGCTCGATCTCGCGGCTGCGCTTTCCGCTCTCGGGTTCGGTCACGCAGACGGAGAGGATGGAGGCACCGACGGCCGCGAGGCGGTCGAGCATTCGGATGGCAGCGCCGGGCGTCTCCGGCATCACCGCGCATGCGCCGCCGCGCACGCGGTACTCGATGAGGAAGCTGCGGCGG